GTCGCCTTGTGGCTAAAAAAACGCCCACCTTTACGGCTATTGCACGATTTACACAGGCTTTGCAAGTTATCTAACGCCCATGTATCACCACCTTTAACACGTGGATAGATGTGATCTACCGTATCTGCAACACCACCACAATAGCTGCATATCCAACCATCACGATCTAATACTGTAATGCGTATCTTCTTCCACTTACCACTACCTAACGCTTCTTTACTCAATGCCATCCTTTACGCTTAAAGTGATCTAATGCTTTACACATAGAACCATATCTATTATTGATGTACTTAATACCCCACTCTACCTGCTTATATCCATCAACCTTAGCCAAGTACTTACTTCTACCTTGTGGAATACCATAATGTGAGCCATTACGGGCCAGTGGATTCCAACGACTCTCTTTATGATAAAGCTCATCTAAACAGTAGAACTCAGTGAATGAATGATTTAACTGAATAAAAGCATATTGCTTGTAATGAGTAGGTTTATGAATAACTTGAGATTTAGCTTCTTCTGAGTGCAAAAATGTAGACATACATAGAGCGATCCCAAAGAGCCAGCACCTTGCGAGCTGCCCCTTACGGGCTCGCATTTTTGGCTTTAGGCCAAATGCTAAGCTAGAGCCTACACTATACATACAACCCCCTAATACGTAGATAAGTAAATCGTCTCAATATGTGGACTGTGATTTACAACACACTATACGTAGATCATCTAATTCTTGCCAGGATTCATCGTAACCTGCTGGGCTCATTTGTACCTACGATCCAATAATTTGAAAATTAAAAAGGTATTAATTGAACCAGCAAGGTAACCAAGCCACACAGCTATAACTTCACTCATTTATATTTACCTGCCCACCCAGTACCCTTAAACACTAAACCTGGTGCTGAGTACAATCGATTCATAGCAATCTTGCATTTAGGACAATCCATGCCAGGATCATCTTCTTTATAGGTTCGATAAACAGAACCATACGTGCCACATTCTCTGCAGCTATATTCATAATTAGGCATTAGTTAAACTCCCTCATAGGATGTAGATACATTTGATCTACCCTGCCATTTTCTGTGGTAGTTACCTCATAGCCCCATATCCAGCCCACAGCTCTGTATGGCTCACCTTTGAACTCTGGCGCAACTCGCCTGGTGCGATGCCTAAGTCCATCCATCATTAGTACATATCTAACTTCTTTATCATCTCGGTCCGTAAATCGCAAGCCTAAATTATTATTAAAGCTATATCTGACTTCACATACCCCATCTATGTCAAATTGTGATTTGAATGTATCAACAGTCGGCTCGAATTTAGTCAAGCCAATCATGCGAGCAAAGGCCAATTCTGCCCCAGCGCACACTGAGTGTTGCCACATCTCATAGATATCACCCTCTACATAATTGACATTTTTGTATGGTTTGTTTAAGAACTTGCGCTGCCGCATATATCCTGTAACAGCGCATAAAGCTTCTTCTCCATATGTTAAAGCGTAGGTATCAATCATTTAGCCCCAATAAGTGAACAAGTGTGGCAGTCCACGGCTATAAATTTCCACATACCACACTTATCACATCTGGATATGTCTGAATCAGGCACATCCAAAGCTTCGGCCACATTTTTTACCCCAGTACAACCACAACTCATGCATTGGTAGGCTTTGTAACCTTCACCTAAATCAATACTTTCAAGCCACAGAAATTCTGTAGGTCGTTTGCAGCCATTACATTTGAATCTAGTCACGATTAATCAATTCATGGCATCTAAAGCATGTGCCATCTTTGAATACTCGGTCATCATCGCAGACTTCACATTTCATGACAGATTCTTCTAAATGCACACCATTATCATCCATAACTACTTGTACGCCTTTGCCGTTAATAAATGCTATGTAGCCCATAGTTACTCCTTATCCTCTGGGAAGTACCAGCCACCTGCAGCTGTAACTTTTGCCCAGCGTGCATGCTCTTTAATGCCTTCTTTACAAACGTATCCGTAATAAGGTTTATTTGTAGTTTTAGTTAATCCTGTTTTGAGGATGTGTCCGTGTTCGCACTCTGGTGGTGGGTTAGCTTCTCCGCTGCTAGCGACATCAACGACATCACCAACACTCCACGATACAGGCGTAGGATCTTTGGCTTCGGCTTCATCCGCCTTGAAAGCCTGACGTAGCGCAGATTCAACCGCAGCACTCCTAGAGCCTGGCCGACCATATATGACTTTTTCTTTTTCATTTACTCTAGCCATTTCTTCTCTACTTGGTCCATGCTTTTCAGTACCGATATTAGCCGTCTTAAAAGCAACCCCTCGAGCCGAAGTCTCACAATTTTCAAGCGCAAAATCACGATTAACCCCACGCTCCGAGATGACTTCTTTAGCATGACCTGTTGCGAATGGTTTTTCATCAGAGACGTCCCTAAATAATTCACATACAACAACGACTCTAGTGTCTGACTCCGAGATAATCTTTGTTCGTACTGCTCCATTTGGATACCTTTCCCAAAATATATTTGATCTTTCTTGAACTGTGGTGTAATCGTCAAGGTTAAAAGCCATTATTCCTGCCAATCTAATGCGCTATCGGCCATCGCATCTTGGCATGTTTTGGATATTGCAATATAACCCAACGCATCTGCGTAGTTGTCCTGGTACTGTGGAGATTCCACGCTTCTGCTGATTTTGACCATCGCCATACACATAGCGACCTGGTTAGCTGTAATTGGATAGCCAAGGTAGGCACTCCAAAGCTCTGCAATCCTCTTATGCTGCGGATACGGATGGCCGTACTTTGAACCTCTTTGATGGATGGTTTCAGTAACGTGGTCAAACAACTGCTCACTTGTAGTTGTCATAATCAAATACCTGGTCTGTTTTGTTTTGTGTCATTCTTCTATGCATATCCCAGCCATCTTTACGACCTCGCCAGTAATGCGTTTGCTTGCGATCTTCAACCTTTAAAGCCACAAACCAGTAAAGGGTAATAATCCCTATACATAAATAAACTGCATTTTCGAAGCTCATGTAGCCCTACCTTCTATGCTCACAATTTGTGGCATGGAAATAGTGTGGCACCTGTGTATGACTTTGTGGATGATTTAAGGGTTATTTTTGATAACGATTTGGTAACGTTATTTGTAGAGTTTGCCCTCAAATATAAAGCTGCCGTCGGCGTTGATAGGCACAGTTATTACCTGAACTTTACGCTCATGCACGTAGGCCACGGCAAAACCTTGTTGCCAGTTAGCGTAGCCCCTAGTGTATGCCATGCCTGAACTACTTAAATCTACTAAATTGCCAACCTCAACACCCCACACAGTACGCCCTAATTGGCCTCTAGAAGCCTCTGTAAAGGCCGAAACCCCTAGTCTATGGGTATGCCCACATACCACTGATTTTCCTAGTCTCCTAGCCCCATTTAAGGCCGTTTGTCCAGGTACTTGACTAAGCGGAAAGGCATCACCATGCACGGCTGTCCAGCCTGGCGCCCAATCAATCCCATACGGACTAAATTTTATGCCTAATTTATCGTAGCCCATGAATCGTTCATATTGCATCTCTGGCAGATTTAAGAAGCTAGGTAATCTCTTTTTAATGGATCGGTAAAGTCTGATCCCATGGTTACTACCCAATACATCGGTTACACTCAGGTAGGTCAATACTTCTTGTGTTTGTTTTCTATCGTCGTTTATGTTGCCGACCATCTCATCGATAGTCCCAGCATTAAAACCGCCTAGCTGTGGTAGATCAATTTCATCACCAATACAGATAGTGCGGTGTGGTTTCCATTTAGCCAAAAAGCGGCCAACAGATTTTACAGACTTCTCATTAAAAAAGGGTACTTGCAGGTCAGACACAAACGCTATGCGCTTAATCGTCATCCTCTTCTGGAGTAGGGATAGTTGGGATAATGCCCTTATCGCCTACGATCCAGTCAGGCATAGAATCAGGATTATCCATTAGGTATAGGGCTACAGATTCAGAGAATCCAGCCTTGCGAGCAGCAGTAAACATTGTATGTTTAGCAATATAGAAAACCTCAAGTTTAGTTAATGGTTCTGGTGTTTTACGCACCCTGCGCCTATTAATCTTCTTGCGTTTACGTGTAGTTGCCATAGTTATTATTGTCGCTTACTCATCATGGTAAACAAGGAATCGACACGCTCCTCTAATCGCAAACTTCTTTCATCAATTCGGTTAATGGCATCTTTTATCGAACTGCCTGAATTGGGTTTAAGTTCACTTAAAAAACTTTTAATAACCCATCGTAGAGCCACTAATAAAGCTCCTGCGATAGAGCATACGCCAACGCCAAAGGCTACCCACTCGTTCGGTGTCATTTCGCATTAACACCATAGTCTGCTTCTTTGCCAGAAGTAGGGTCTACAGCCTTTACTATTGGTGCAACTATTGCACCTAGAAGTGTTGCGTAAGCAGGGTGGATATCGGCAACAATGGCTAAAGCCACAGTGATACCGCTAGCTGCTACAGCTCTTAAATATGACTTAATTGCTGCCTTGTGTTTGTTTGATAGTTTCATATTTTGCCCCCTAGTAGTGGTATGTCAAACGGCTTGCTATCTTTGTCGCCTAACTTTGTAAAGCTAATATGGATGTGCTTTTTATGTGGATTTATGCCACGATATCTACGCCACTTAAAACCCATAATCTTTGATGCAATAAAGCCATTATGTATTACGTAAGATATACGCTTATCGGTTTTTGCACATACCCTGATCTGGTCAGCCAGATATATCGAGAGCTGCTCGGATGAATCCAAGCGAGAAT